ATCTATCACTTCGATCAACTCATCATTGAGATATAATGCAAAATCCGCAATATATTCTGCCTTACGTTGCTTACCAAACTTAGGTACAAGCTCGTATCTTGGTTGTATTTCGATACGATCATAGTTAACGCCATTCATCTTACTTTCTAAATGTTGGTAATATTCACACTCTACTTTGCTATCGAATGTGATACCTTTGTATTCAACTTTCTTCGCATTATATTTACTCATGTGCCACCTCTACAAATATTCGAATAGATTTGCTTGTAACCCTAATTCTTGCTCATATAGAAGCCCATACACGCCTTTAAAATGTTTTAGCTCACTATCTGTCATAATCTTCTTATCATCGCTAAAATGGGCTCCTGTGAGCGAATAAACCTCATTAGTGTTATCTTCGTACTTGATGACCTTAATATCTTCTGTGCCATCTTCTCTATATAGGTAATACCTTTCGATAATCCCCATCTTTATCCCTCCATTTTGTTTCATTCATGATTAACTCCTGGACTTCTTCATATTCGTCAAACGCTTTTATCGTTCCGTTATCGAGCAACCTTTTAACTGCCCAACCTGATTCAATTAATGTTTTAGCTATCAGTGGGTCGTCTTGGTAATCTTCTCGATACATAATGCCTAACAATTTTTGATATTCATGTACTTTCATCCAATAAACCTCTGTGTTTTCTTATAGAACTCTAAATGTGCAACACCAGTTTCTCCGTCTTTATTTTTAGAAATGATAAATTCAATATCAGATTTACCAGTATCTAAATCTACTTGGTCCTTATCGTAATAATCATCACGATAAAGAAAGAAAATCATGTTGGCGTCTTGCTCAATCCCACCTGCTTCTCTTAAATCAGACATCATAGGGCGTTTATCATTACGTGACTCAACACCTCTACTTAGTTGTGACAAAGCAATGATGATGCAACCTGTTTCTTTAGCAATGATTTTTAAATCACGAGATATCTTTTCAACTTCTAAACGTCTATCGCGCTGCGGTACATCTGATTGCATAAGTGTTAAGTAGTCAATGAATATGACATGCGGCTTGTCTGATTTCTGTGAGGCTACTTCTCTCACGTCTTGTGGTGACATTTGTGCTTGATCTTCAATTTTTAGTGACTTACATTTCTTAATTTGGTCAATCGCACTCATGACTGATGACACTTCACTGTCATTTAGTCCGTTGCCTTGTTTGATTTTAGTTAATGGTATGTTAGTTATTGTGGCAACCAATCGTTCAACGATATTGTTACCACCTGTCTCTAAACTGAAGAATGTTGTAGGATAACCTCGTCTTGCGATGTTCCACATCATTGTTAACGCAAGCGATGTTTTACCAAGTGATGGTCTAGCACCTAATACATTAAGTTGCCCTGGCTCAAAACCGATGATTTTATTGTCTATAGACGAGATACCAGTTTTAATAAATTGTTTCGGTTCATCAGATAAAATGTTCTCTACAACTTCAGCTAAAAAACTGTCGGTAGCGTCTGCTTTTTTTATCGTCATGCCCTTTAATTTCTCTAGTTCCTCAACCAAATAATTAAAATTATTCTTAGTCGGCATTGATTGATACTCTGAGACCTTCTCACGAGCCTGTGACAAGACGTATTCTTGTAATAGGTTCAATTGGTCGTCCATAAAAAAGACCTTGTCAGTGCCGTCTGAGTTGTATATACGACCTAGTCGGTCAGTAGATATAAAATCTTTATCATCTCTACTTTTGAAATAGATTTGGTTTACATCAACTTTGCCTTGTTCAAGTACATACTCGACGAATCCTCTTAACTTCTCGTCGGTAAACATTTCAGCTTTTAATCTGAATTTACCTAGTAAATCTGGATTACGCATGAGGTTAGATATGATTGATTCTTCGGTGTTTAATACATCAATACTCATCGTCTAACCCCCATTCTTCTTTCATCTTTTGCCATTGTTCTCTTAATTGTTGTCTCTTCTCTCTGAATTCTTTGTCATGTTGCATTCTATATTTATCAGTTTGTTCTTCTGGTATCACTGCACTTTCCATCTCTGGTGGTTTACGATCAATGATTTGTGCAATTGTAGGTTTATAACGACTTTCTCTAATGAATTTCTTAGTTTTGTGTAAGGTTCTGTCATAATCGCCATAATTCATAATTTGTTCTAACCACAAGTCAAACTTGGTATCATTAAACTTCATATCGTAGACATTATTAACTAGCTCTATGATTTCGAATGCTTCAGCTTTAGTCATTGGCATAATGTCTAACCTCCTAATATTTCTTGTTTCTTCCTAGCTAAGTAATCATCTTCTTTAGGCTGATTAGGTGTAACCTTAGCTATTGCTTTCTCTTTAGTATCGACACCGTCTTTGTTCCAGTTCTCTAATACTTTAATAAGGTAATTAATACCTTTGTTGTTTTCTTTACAGTAATCAGTAGCTACAGTAACGATGTCTAGTTTGTTATCTTTAAAGTCGTTTATAGTTTCTTCTAGTTGTTGTGCTTTTAATGGACTTTGTATAATTTCTAAATTATTACTAATGTATTTAAACGAGTTAGTTACGTCGTCCCTGTCTCTATTAATACTTGTATTATTAAACCTTGTATTATTCTCTTTGACTTTTGCGTCAATAGGGGTATTGACAGAATTATCAATAGGGGTATTGATTTTTACGTCAATAGGTGATGACGATTGCGTCATAGGGTATATCTTTCGTTGCTTAACTTCGTTGCCTTGTTTAACTAATTCAACTTTTAAATAACCTAAACTTTGAAGTTTTGAAATGCGTCTTGATATAGTCTCTTTGACCACTTGATACAATTTGGCAAAATAGTTATTGCTAGCAGTACAATAACCGTATTTGTTACTTAAAGAAGTGATTTCTGCAAATAACAACTTTTCACTATCTGTAAGTCGGTTATCGTATCTGACATTAGCTGTTATTATTGAATAGTAACTTGGTTGATCATTCATTTACTTTCTCCTTTCAACATTCGGTTGAGCCTCTCGTCCACATCGACCCAACTGTCATGTAATTTGTATTTCTCGTTGAAACTGTCCATGCCTATTTGATGCTGTTCTCTGTGGTGACTTGGGCATAGCGCTAATACTTGATTGCCTATATGATTAATCTTGCGTCTGTTACGTCCTCGTCCTACCGCGTGATAATGAGCAAGTTCTGCGTGTGGTTTTTGGCATATAACACAATGTCTATTCACAGTCGACCAATAAAGGTAAGATTTATCGTTTTTTAGTAAGTCACTTGTCTTATAGCTAAGTGGTATATCGTTATAAAATATCCAATCCAAAGTCACTTCTATAATTTGGCTAGCTTGCTGTCTTGTGCAATCACTTAATGAAATTCCTTTGTCGTAGCCGTACAGAACACAAACGTAATCCATGAACAAATACCTCATATAATCTCGAGGTTGCCCTGTGTGAGCTTCTATATCGTTACAGAGTGCAAATATCTTTCTGCGTTGTTTGTCAGTGATTTTAAAAGGGTCTACGACTTGCACATCAACTTCTACTTCTAAACCGTTATCGAGTAGTAACGTTTCTTTGTTTCCTATTTCAACACCAGAGATGACGACGGTTGTTGTGCCATCATCTTCAGTGATGTAATTCTTGATTTGAGCCATTTAATCAGTCCAATCAGAATGGTAAATCGTCATTATCTATATTTACGTTGTTGTCATTATTGAATGGATTATTACCACTTTGCGCTTGTCCACTTTGTTGTTGTGGTTGGTTGTTAGACTGATTACTCTTCGGTTCAAGGAATTGAACACTATCTGCTAATACTTCAGTTACATATATACGTTGGCCTTCTTTATTTTCGTAACTACGCGATTGTATACGACCATCAACACCAGCTAAATTACCTTTAGATAAGTAGTTGTTTACGTTCTCTGCTTGTTGTCTAAATACAACTACATTAATAAAGTCTGCTTGTTGCTCACCGTTTTTATTTTTAAAGTTTCTATTTACTGCTAGTGTAAAAGTGGCAACACTTACACCGTTTTGTGCTGTTCTGAATTCTGGATCTTTCGTTAATCTTCCTACTAATACGACTCTATTTATCATTTGAATTCTCCTTATCTAACTGTTTTAGTCCAGCATCTAATTTTTGATATGCTTGTGCGATCTCTTTTTGATTCACTTTATTTATGTTGTTAATGCCTAGCCAACGCATTGTTTTATCAAGCGTTGCGTCTCTACCTTTCTCTTGTGATAAGGTTACAAATTGATTGATCTTATCTTCTAATTCGGTAATTGCGTTGTCACTTGCGCTTGGTACTTCTTCGCCGAGATATAAATAGTTGCCTAATCCGAATTTAGCGGCGCATTTTACCATGCATCTTTTTGTTGCTTTGTTAATATCAAATCCAGCGTTTGGACTACCTATTGAAACTGGTTTGTTTTTGAAATCAAGAACTGGTAGCCATTCACGTTTAGTGACACCAAAAACGGTAAGTTCAACACAAACCATGTATCCCTCGTTAGTTTTTAGATATGGAACAAATAAATTATCGTTTGTTGAATCTGGATAAGGAAATTCAATCACTCTTTCAACATAGTTAGGATCTTCTTTAGTTAGTTCCTGTTGAACGTAAGCCCATGACAAATAATTAAGCCCATTTTTCTGTTCAACATGATCACTAACATCTCTGCTGTTTAATTCGTTGAACTTTTCTGCAAAATTAGTCATCTTGCACCTCCCTTAAGTCTTTTATTCTGTATGTTTTTCGTATTTCTTTAGTTTCTAATGTTGTTACTTCGATATAATGTTCGTCCCATTCAACATCAAAGTTTTCTAACCCTGTGAATGGACGAGCATTACTTCTCAAAATGTTGTAGTTGGCATATTCTGGAGCTGATGGTTTGTTGATAACCCACTTACCTAATTCATCTTTGACACGATATTCAACTTCTGTAGTAATAATTGGTTCACTCATCCATCTACACGCTCCCCGTTTGAAATTTGAAACATTCTTTTATAAATTTTAGTTAAATCCTCATACCTTTTGATTTCTCGTTGCATTTCTCTTCTTTGGCGTTCCATCTCTTCATCACGTTCAGCTAGTTGTGACTTGAGTCGCCATTCGTTTTGCCATGCGATTTTGAGTAAGTTTAATAAATGTTCTTGCATGTTATCGCTCCTAGTTATATACTTGCTTTGTATAAAATTTGTTAATTATTTATTTTTGACTGTTACTTGTTGGCGCAAGTTTCAGTCTTTTTTATTTGAAAAAATTCATATTCAAAAAATACAAATACTGCAATACTGATTAACATTGCGGTACCTAATGCAGTTGTGAAGTAGACACCTGAAAACGTTAGTGCTAGTGATAGTACAATCCATGATAGTAATGCGATTAAGAATGATTTGTCGTGTGATTTCATTTTGATTCCTCCCTACTTTTTAATATTCGTTCGTGTACGCCAAGCTTGATCATGTAATCTGCCCAGAATTGATTCATTTCATCTGACATGGTTTAGTCCTCCTTTAAGTTGTTTGTTCGACGATTTTACTTCCCACCACTTCCCAATCATCTGCTAATAAGTCTTCTGCCATTGGTTGCCACAATGGATAGAAGGCTTTTTGCCTTGGCTTCACAACTACGTATCCATAACTATTTGTAGGTAAAAGTTCTAAGTTGTCTCCTGGTTTTCTAAATGTTTCATATTCAGATGAGCGATAAATTGGTTTACCTCTTTCCATAGCTAACTTTGTTGCCTCTTGTATATTCATAGCGACCTCCTTTAAGTTGTTTGTTCGATTGTGCAGTTTGGTATAATATTTTTATCTCCTTATGAAAGGAGGTGTACAATGTGGACAAAATTTATTTCGACCCTCAACAATTTGCAAATGCATATTTAAGTACTCAAGAATTCAAACCAAGTAATTATGAAAGCGAACAAGATATGCTTGATGAGGCATTTGCTGTATATTTAATGGCGTTTGAACATGCTAGAGCTTTTGTTGAGAAGAACCAAAACGACGAGTAGTTTTAACATTTTTATTGTTTGTAAAATTAATTGTCGTTTTTCTAGTATTTACTTCAATCTTCATGACCTTCCACGTCACAACTGCCATTGTGATGAGGAGGGTTGTTTTGTATAGAATGTTCATGTTATGCCTCCTCATCTTCGTCATATTCAATAATTGGTTTAGGCGCTATACCTATCTCTATATCGATTGCGTCATAATTTAAATCTTCGATAGCTTCTTCAATTTCATTTACTGCACTTTTGATGTTTGATGCTTCAGGTACTCCGTATTGAATTTTTAAGCTTTTCATTTTATTCGCTCCTTTAATTTGTTTTTTTCGAATGTGGGTTAAACTCGTCTTATTTCATAAACTGATAAACTTTTTATTTTGTCTCGAATTTCATCCATCATATATACGTTAAATGTCTCTATATTTCTTTTAGGTGAAATGTGGTATACATCACTCAAATGATATTTAACTATCTTCCAAATTTTATTTTTATATACTCTTAATTTCTTGTTGTATTCTTTAGTGTTTTTAGCTTTAGTTTTTTGTAACTCTGAATATTCATCTAAAGTCATACTTCCATTAATTAGTTCATCAAAATCTAATTGATTTAAATTACCAAGTGCTGTTCTAGCTTTTTCGTCAACTGTTTTTCTTAGTTGATCTAATTCAATTTTGTTCAAAGCTCTCATGTTGTGTTCTTCTTTTTGATGATTTTCAATACTAGTCATTCGATTACCTTGTGTTTGTAGCACGTTTAGTAAATCTTCTTGATACTCCCTTTGATTGTTTAGCATCATTAAAGAACTGTTTTCCGTTATTTGTTTGGCTGAAATTAAAACTCTTTCAACATCACTTACACTTACATTTGTATCTTTAGATATTGCTTTTACTACACTCGTTTCTTTGTTGAAAATGCTTAACGGATTTTTCAATTTAATCCCCCTCTATTATTTGACTTGTATTCAATGAATTTCTCATTTGTCTAGTCCACGCTTCTATTTCTTCGACTACATCAAACATCATGTTTTTAGTTCGATCTGACGCTCTTGCAATAGCTGCTTCTCTATAAGGTGTATGTGCAACTTTATTTAAAAACTCATTTGCGTCATCTCTTAATGAAAGTAAATTAGTTTCTACTTGAAATCTGATAGAAGCGATTTGTTCTTCTTCGGTTAAATTAGAATCTCTTTCATATTTATTAGTTTCTGGTTGTTGCTCACGTTCTTTAAATCGACGTTTTAAATCAGATAATTCTTTTTCTCGTTGTTCAAGTAATTTTTTATCGTTTTTAAGATTTTCAAGTTGCTTGTTAATTCGATCTGGTACAACCTCTTTAACAATTTCTTTTTCTACAACCTCAGCCTCTCTACTCTCTGCATCTTCTAGTTGTTTCTTAGCAATCTCTTCTGAGCGTTGTGCTTGTTCTACTTGTGATTGGAGTTGGGCGTTTTGTTGTTCGAGTTCTTCTTTATCTTTCTGAAGTTGTTTGTATTCTTTATGTGTTGTAATATCTCCATCTAAAACTTTTTGTTTCAAATCATCTGGAGCGTTCTTTTTCATTACTTCTTTTTGTAATGATTTTGGTGCGTTTAGGAAGTTGTCTTTTTTTGTGTTATCGAGATTTCTCGATAACTCATTTAAATTGATATAGTAATAAGCATCATCTATTGACATGCCGCCACTTTGAACCCACTTTTGAAAAACTCCACCGTGATGATTAGCTAATTTGTTTTTAGCTTTTTCTAATTCCCTACCTATTTTGATCCGAGCATCTTCGGCGATTCCGTTAATTGTGTATTCTCGCAT